TAGGAATTGGTGACAATTTCATAGCCCGTAATGTCAGTATCTGATAGATCAAACTGACCCAAAGGTTCAAAACCATCCCCTGCCTCAGTGGTCAAGATGTCGCCTGACTGAGTAGCTAAGTATGTTTGCACATATTCGGCCACAAGATTTAACCCCGACTCAGTATCTATGTTTTCACTGTCATAGCCGGGCAACGCATTTAAACCAACGCCAGACTCGCAATCCAATTGCAACATGTGCTGGGTTGTGCGTTTGAGGGTGTTAGTGCCAGTCGGCAATGCACGCCATGAGCGCAGCCACTTCTGGATGCTGCCATTGTCAGAATAATCGTCTAAGTCAAACGCATAGATGTTGCCGTTTTGAAAGTCGCCAATTACAATCTTGTTGTTAAACGCCATCTGGCAGTTACCACGGTGACGGGTAAATTCGCCATTGGAAAAGCCTGCACGCTCATGCCAGGCTTGTGTGGCAGCGTCATAGACCCATGTGGTGTTGGCAGTAGGAAAGACCAAGACATAAAAGCTGTGGCCGTCTTGCTGGTATGTGTAACCAATGGCATCCGACATGTCAGCGTACTGCTGAATTTGCCATTCAACAGCGTGGGTGGAGATTCGCACACCAGCATAACCATTTGCACGGTAGACGATACCCTGACCACGGCGGTCACGGCCAAGCCAGAACAGGCCGTTGTCCATCTTAGCAACCGAGTAAGGGGCAGCGCACCCTAACTCGTTAAACGCGCCTTGGATGCGTTGCAGAGGGAAGTCTGTGGCGCCAGAGTCAAACCAGACCTCAATTGAGTTAGTGCCAAAAGCCCACACCTCGCGGAAGTTAGACGTTACGGCTAACAGACCGTCAGGCGAGCCTTCGGTGCTAACAAACTCTAGCGGGTCAATGGATGTGCCGTCTAGCAGCTGTGTTACCCACATCAACTGGCTGTTTGGCTGGTTGAACACAAAGTAGCCGTCCAGATAGCAGACAGTCACCGCGCCTGGGAAGTCAGGATCAGTGATCTGGCCAAAAGCGTTTGTGGTGTTGTTGTAAATGTAGCTAGGGCCATTAGCTGCAATAAACAATTGCGTGCCGTTATCAGCCAAACTGACGGGGCCAATACCGGCCACCGTGCCAATTAACGTGGCCGCATAGGCATTGTCAATCTTGTAAAGCTGAGTGCCTGACACGACAAAGCCAATGCCGTCTTGGGGCGAGAACGCCCATAAACCTCGGATCGGGCCAAGGCCAATGGTGTTGAGTAACTTTAGGCCAGGGGCGCGGTTCAGGAACGCAGGCTCTTTACCCGCCTCGGGAACAATCTCAGGAAAAAGGTTGACCATCCGAGCGTCTGCCGCATTGACAGACCGCGCTACATAAGTAGAACCTAAAATTGGCGTTTTCATGTTAGACGTAACTTGGATACCACTTGGTTGTCGTTACATCGTAGGTCATTGTAAGTGCCCTACTAACAACTGCTGTACCAGCCACAGCAATGTTTCCTGCTGTTGTCCAAGTAAACGCGCCAGTAGGAATTAATGTAATCGTACCCCCACCAGCAGAAATTGGCGCGGCTGCTGTGATGGTTACCACTGCCGTTGTTCCGGAAATAAAAGTAATTTGTTTGGTTGGCGCAATTGTTGTTGCGCTTGCAATTGTTGGCGCGGCAGCGTTTGTTGCGTTAAAACTGCTTAATACAAGACTTGTGCCTGTAGCCGCGCCAATATTGGGTGTAGTCAATACCATGCTTGTACTGGTACAAGCACTAATGTTGCCGCTTGCAACAGTACCAAGCGCAGGCGTAACCAATGTTGCATTGGTAAACAACAGCGCGTTGGTGACTTGTTTAGTTGTGCCTGATTGCACAATTGGCAAGACATCAGTAACGGCAGCAGCAGTAGCAGTGGGAAGGGAGGTAATTGCAATGGTGGCCATGTTAGTAGTTTCCTGCGTAAATGTTGAATCGTTGGCGGTTAGCGACTAATGCGTAAGGCAGTGCCATCACATCATCTGGGTTGTTGATGCGCTTCAGGTCACGCTTAGAAGTCATCGCAATGCGTTGCACTTGGGGGCTTGGCTCAACACCAAACTCAGGGGCAAATTCCATGGCCAAGTTGTATGTAAACGCACGCAGGTAGCCTGGTGGGTAGTACAAAACCGTGGACAAGTTAGCTGGGTTGTTCAACTCTTGCACCGACACAAAGTGAAACTCCAAGTCCTGCGTGGGCCTTGGATAGACGTACATTTCAATATCAGGGAACGTCATGTTGACCCACATCACTTGTGGGTAAGTAGACGTTACGGTCTTAACAGCAATACCGTTGTACTGCTGTTGATTGATAAACTTGATGCCATATGAGACATTGGTGGGCGCTCTGAAGTATGTAGAGTCGTCAAGCAAAATAGGGCGGTTACCTACAAAGTCACCAGTTGGGCCAAGAGTGCGACTAATAAAACTTGCAGGCCATGTAAAGACTTGATCTTGCGTAGAGAACACAGACAAACGTTCTGTGTTCCAACTGTCGATCATTTGATTGAGCGCCATCAAGGCGTCTTGAGAAGTAGCCGCAGAGGGCGTCTCACCTTCAGCAAGCACACCGAGAAGCCGAAGGGCACGGTCAATTTGTTGGCCAGCGGTGTACGTTGTCATGCTTAAACCTCCTCAGTAATCACTTTTCTACGGCGCTTAACTTCCAGCACGTTCACAGGAGCCGCTTCAGGTTCAGAAAGCGTGTCTGGATTGTAGCGTGTCCAGCCATTTTTTTCATCCATTTCAGCCTCTAAATCCATGGTTGCTATTTTGGCGCCATGAACAGGGTGAGTCAGAGTAATGTTCATAATTTAAGAATGGGGGTGATTAGCCCCCATTTGGTTAGGATGCTACCAATGGAACAGAATACCACTGGGTAGTGGAAGATGCTACCAACAACGAACTGGTAAGGTTTGTTATGCTATATGCACCGTTAGCCGCAACTGCATTGATCGCCCCACCAGTAGCGGGATAAATCTTCAGCGCTCCAGCAGCAGTGTTTTTAACGATAATTACCATACCAGCTACCGCCGTAGGCAAAATCACACCTTTAGTGCCATCTGCTGCCGAAACAACATTGATACCTTCAGCTAGTGCAGCAGCATCGCCTTGAGTACTACCCGCCGCCGCAACAGCAGCAACAGGAAGGCGAATAGCGCCGGTTACGGTCGTAGCGGTTACCGTTTGCAACGCTGACGCGCCGGTAACGGTTACGCTATCAAATTCAGGGTCGCTATACGCGACGCCTACAGCTTTTGTATTAGGCATAATTTTTTTCCTTTAAAAATGAGGGCCGAAGCCCCCATTTAAGTTTAGGCAATACGATACAAAGTCCAAGAGCCTTCGCCGGTTTTACGGGCGAGGAAACGGGCGGATGTGCTTTCTAGCGCAACCATGTTTCCAACCAAAGTCCAACCCGTGCCTGCGGCAAAAGTGACTTGATAAGCAGAATCGACAACCACGATTGCAAACTCAAACGCAGCGTTTATTTTGGCAGCGCTGCTGACATCAGCTTCCAACAAAGCCACGGTGGGCAAAGTTGCAGTGATGTCGGCAGCAGAGTCGCTGGTAAACAAACCATTTGCCAATTGAGCAGCGGTCAAAGTTACGTCAACAGTCAGGGCCGTAGGTGCGCCTTGAACAAACAGTTGTGCTTCACCGACGTTGCCGTCGCCAAGCTGGTAGCCACCAGCACCATTAGGTAATGCCATGATAATTTCCTTTAAAAGATGTTACGAAAAACGGGGCCGAAGCCCCATTAAATTAGCCCCAGATGCGGCAGCCCATTTGTGGGCGGATCGTGCTGAAACCGTACAAAACGTCAATACGGCAAGGCATACGGTCATTGTTAATATCGTACTGGCGCACGATACGCAAAGAAATACCGTTATGGACTGCGCGGGCAGCCATATCGACCCCCATTGGCAGCAAGAGATCAGCCGTTGCGAACGTTATGGCGTCCTTATGGTAGACCAAGTTCTGTGCGTACTGGCTAGATGCAGCGCCTACAAACACAACAGCAGCACCGGAAGCAGGGAAGCTGTCCACGGTGGCCAAAGCATTGGCAGAAGTGTAGATAGGAGCAACAGTCACAGTGATGGCAGTGCTAACAGCAGTGGCGTCAGCCAAAGCTACGAACTGGAACAAAGAGCCAGTGGATTCACGGGTCTGTGGGTTAACAGCAAAGCAACCAGCAACAGTGAATACATCACCGGCTTTAACTGTCAGGGCAGAGCCGATAGTCAAAGCAATGCTGGTAGCGCCTTGAGAAGCCACAGTAGTGGTCACAGAGTTGCCGGTGGCAACGCGAGAGCCAGTTGTGTGTTGCTTGATTGACTGAGACATGTTGATCTCGTCAAAGCCCAACACGCCAGTGCCCATCATGCCGTTCTTGAATTGCTTGCTGATAGTGTCTGTAGGATTGAACAGACCTTTCATGCCTTCAACCAGACCAGCGTTAGCAGCAGGGTTAACGGTAGCGTAACGTGGGGACATCACAGCTGCGTTCTCATTCAGCTTCTGCTGGGCTTGAAGCAAGACCAAAGAAGTAGAAGGAGTGGTGCCAGGAGTACCAACGGTGTTACCGATTGATTTGTACGCATTGGCCACATCTGCATCAATAGAAGATGCCAACTGGCTGATACGAGGCTTCAACACACGCTCTGCAAAGTCATCCAATTGCATGGTCAATTCAGCAGATGTGAAGTTGACACCGATGTGTTTTTGGCTGGCAACGGTCAAAGTGGTGAACTGTTCGTTGTCGTCCTGAACTTGCAGGGCGGCGCCGTCAGTTACCAAAGCGCGGTCAGGTAAACGGATACGCAGGGTTGAACCGATCTTAGCACCTTCAACAGCAAAGCTGTCGTCGTACTGGCGGTTCACGTTACGGGTGATCACAAGGTTGTTCTCAAGGATTTCGAGAGATTTTCTTGTGATCATGTCGATCGTCAGAATACTGTTTGACATTTTAAAAGTCCTTTAAAAAAATTAGCGGTTCTGTGCTTCCCACTTTTTCACTTGTCGTTTGCGTTCGGCCTCAATCCACTCTGATGCACTCATGGACTTGGTAGACCGAGGATCAGTTGTATCATAGGCCGACACTCCAGCGGAGCGTGCGGTGACAGGTGAAATCGGCGCTGGCGCAGATGTCGTTTTTCTAACTGGGGGCGCTGAAACCAATTTGGCCTCAATTTTCCCAATTTCCTTCGCCTGGCTCAATGGCGACATGCGTGAGATGCGATCTGCTTCTTTTGGATTAGAGCCGAGATAGTACGCTAACTCTGGCCCAACGTCCGAAGACTGGATCGTTTCTGCCATCACGTTTGTGATTGGAAGTTTAGGGTTGTAGGCGACTTGTTCAAAGTCGTCGTACTTAGTCCTAGCTTCTTCTTCAAGATCGTGATAACTTTCAAGAACAGCCGATTGCTGCTTGGCCGCTTCACGTTTGGCGATCAACTCTTCTGCCTTTTGGTAAGCCAATGCTTCCGCATAATGCTCAGGGCTTTCAAATTGATCAACGCTGGCAGTTGGTGCAGCCTTCACGATTTGCGTTTCCGCAGACCGATTTGCTTGTTCCCGTTCCCACTTACGTTGCTCTCTTGCAAGGCGTTTGCCAATAGCAGCGTCAAGTTCCTCTTGCGAGAATGTCTTGGCAGCCTGTGTCTCAGCTACTTCCGGCGTACTTTCAGCAACTTCAGGTGTGGCCGTCACATCCGTGGTTGGCGCGGAGTCTACTTCCGCTAGGGCTTGGACTTCTTCAGTCATGTTTTCTGAATCCTAAGATTCCTCGGTCTACTGGGCCGATACAGTTTGTGCCGCTATTATGCGGCAGGAATTTGTTGTTCTGCAAGTTTTTCTTGATAAGCAGCAATAACTGCGGGTGTGTGAATAGATGCGGCAATGGCTTGCACTTTGGCATCTTCAGCGCTTACGTCAGCACCAGGCACAACAACGTGGCGGTGGAATTGGCTACTGATTGCTTTGCCATCTTCAAGAATAGAGGTCTTAGTGCGAACTTGAATGCAGCCGTTTTCAACAACTTCAATTAGATCGACAGATACAATTTTTTCTAACATGATATTTCCTTGTTTCCAGCCTGACCATCCAGTCAGGCATTAAGGTTTCCAGTTGTCCGAACTGGTACGGGTTAAAGATTAGCCATTGCGGTAAATACAGGAACTGGCGTAACTACCGCCGCCGCCGCTACAGTTGCATCTGCGTTTGAGTCTATTGTGAAAGTTGTTCCCACAATTACCCTGATCTGTTTGGTTCCTGTTACACCAGCAATCGTAATGTAGTCCCCAACTTCAAACCCAGTAGCCGAGGCAACAACTAAACTTGTTGTTCCACTTGTGATTCCTCCAGTTGTGGCTGCGGCAGTAAAAGTTCCAGTAACTGTACATTTCCAACCAATAGGGCTTCCAACTGCGGGGTATAAGTTATAAACTGTATCGCCAATTTCCCAAGATGAATTGTCGTAATAAGTAACAGTCGGTTCTTCAGGGCCGTACCAAACTTTTCTTTTGTTGATTCTGTGCGGATATGCACCAGCGCCTTGTGCAAAACTTCTGGTGTACGGAAATACGTTAACGCCTGGATTTAAAAGATCAGGCTCAAATGTATTGTTTTCTAGATAAATTTTTGTATTTCTACCAGTAAACGTAGATCGAATAGCGGTCTGCATATTTGTAAGAGTATTGTTTTTAATTTGAACAATATAGCCACCGTTGTCTGTTCCACCAACATCCAGACCTAATCCGTAAGTAACAACTTGGTTGTCTTCAATAAACAATGGCCCAGAATTAGTACCTTGCCCAACTTCAATTGCGCTGGAAAATCTGTCATTAGCGCCAAGAAAAACGCGATTAGCGCGGACGGTTATATTGCTTCCCGTAGTCACAATGCCCTGACCATTTACTGCCGGTGCATTGATTGGTGGGTTTCGCAATAGATTATTTTTAATTTCTATGCTGTTGCATTGAGAAACTTTAATAAAAGCCAAGGCTCCAACAGCGGTTAATCCACCGCCATCAATAATGTTGTCCGTAATGATGCCGTTTGAGCCAGTTCCGCTAAGACCAATGATGACGTTTTCAATACCCACACCGCCCGTCAGTCCAACAACTATGTTGCCTTGCACTAAGTAATTGGTGGTAGCGCCAATTTCAATGACGTTACCGGCTTGAGCCGCGTTAGCGTCTTTTGTGCAAAGACAATTAATAACGCTGTCATTGTTTCCAGAATCAATGGAATACATTGAATCCGTACCGCCGTTAGACGTTGTATTTATCGACTGGCAATTACTAATGGTCGCGTTTGAACCTTGAACAACTACAGCGGCTTTACAATTTTCAAAATAGCAATTATCAACAACCATGCCGGAGCAATTTGGTCGCCCAATTACGGCTACGCCTTGTTGTCCCGCCACATAAAGACAATCATAGAAATCGCAGTTAAGAACGCGCAAATTGGAGATGTTGTTGTTGTTGCCCCAAATAAATTGGGTAGACAACCCGTAATTGCCTTGATGAAAATTGCCGTTGATAAACGTGCAATTGTCAGCGGTCACTGCAAACATTACTGGGTAAAGTTCATATTCTGAACCCGTAATGGGGATGTTGGTGATGGGGTCAATTGGCTGATAGGTACTTTTAAACGCAAGATATTGTTTGTTTAAATCAAACACCACGTTGGCAGAACTTGCAATTATTGTGTTGGCAATCACATAGTCGCCTGGAGGAAAATAAACAGTCCCACCGTTAGACGATAAAGAATCAATTGCCGCTTGAATAGCACCAGAGTCATCCGCAACACCGTCACCAACAGCGCCAAAATCTTGCACATTGACGACTGCGCCAGCAATCATTGAATTGGTTACTTTTGTGAGGGCCATTTTTATTCCTTGCTTTCCAACGTGGCTACTTTTTCATCACCTAAGACTTCTTTTACTTTAGCTAAAACGTCAGCAAGCGATGTTTTTCCGTAAGGAAAACTATTGTCGTGGATAAGGTCAGTAACGCCTAATTGACCGTTAACGTCCCAATAAACACGCATTGAGGGTAGCCCATCATTTCGCAGAAAAATCTTTGTTGAAATAATTTTCCACATATTTTTCCTTAAACAGAATAGCAACCGCTAAAGTCAATGTATGTCAAAGCAGTAAACACATTAGCAGCAGTTTGATTTGATACTGCAAGAGCAGCGTTGTAAGTTATACTGACATTTGTGGAATTTATGTACCCATAAACTGCTGAAAATGCTTGTGCACTACCACCAAGTTGTATGCTTATAGGATGTGCATCAACAGCCGTAAAAGGCAAACCAGACACTAAAGATGTTGTCCCAGTGCCGATTGCATTTATGTAAAGTGTGCCTTGAATATAAACAAGCCGACCCACTTTAGTATATCTACCAGTTTGGGCTAAGTATGTTGCTGTTCCACCAAGAGTGGGTGTCCAAGTACCTTCTTCATAGTCAGCCAACAACTCGCTTGTGCCTGAACCTGATGTGGCAGAAAAATCAATTCCTTGACCGCTTGCAACAATAAGATTGCCTGTGGTTAAAGTAACGTCAGTAAATCGCCCTGCCAATGCAGTTGTAGCACCAATAGACATATTGTTAATGGTACTAGCTGTTGCAGGATTAAGCGTTACGGTGCCTGTACCTGTTGGGCTAATCGCTACAGCAGCGTTGGCTGGCGTAATGTTGGTGGCCACAGAAAGTGTAATGTTATCGCCGCCGCCACCACCCAAAAGCATTTGCGTTGTGCCGCCTGAATTTTTAAGCGCCAAGCCACCGGAGTTTGATGCTTGCACTGTCGCAGTTGTTAGGCTTAAAGCGGCCATTGCTCGGCCAGCTGTTAAATCAGACACGGCCACTTTAACCGTTGCGCCAGATTGAACAATTGGCAGAACCTCGGTTCCCGCTAATGGGGTGGATGCTGCGGTCAGCGCGGAAATCTTTTTATCTGCCATGATGATTCCTTATCAGTTGTACAGAATTTCAATTAAAGAAGTAAGAGGCGGCGCTTGAGTAAATGTCAAAGTACCGCTTGACACAGAATATGTGTTTCTATTTTGATATACACCGTTGATATAAACGGCAACCACATTTCCTGAAACGGCGTACGCAACAGTTGATCCATTTCCCGTGTAATTTATTACAACAAATGCGCCAACACCAAAAATATTGTCGTATGTTGCAATCAATACGTCATTTGCATCTTTTAATACAAATTTATATGAAACAGGCAAAATCCAAATTTCACCACCACTAGGCACTCGACCAGCAGCATCTAACACAACAGGGTTAGTGCGAGCAACATTTCCTGCGCTAGTTGTATAGCTAGTTAAAGGAGTTGTTGTGCCAGCCGCATATGTGTACAGCTTACCGCCAGTCAGAACAGCGCCGGTGTTGGTGAAAAACTGGGCCGCAACACCGCCCACTGGAGATAAAAATACGGCCATTTAGGTCACTCCAAAAGAATTTGCCCACCGTCCTCTTGGACGAGATTTTCGCCAGACTCGGTGAGAAGGTTGCCGACCGATGCGCCGCTATCTAGCGTGCCTGAAAACAGCGTGACAATGCCGGCTAGGCCAATGGCCACCGAATTGCGAAGGGCGACACCAAAACTCATTGCTTATTGATCGGTTTGCAGTACGCAGTGCCGTCTGTGCTACCAATTCGTATCACACTGACACGCCAAGGCGAGCCGTTTGAACTGAGTGTCAGAACAAACGGGATAGGTGTAAATGCAGGGATCGGAGTGCTGGCACTGGTAGCAACAGCACCAACGCCCACTTCAACATAGCAAGGCACTTCGCACCAAACCAAAACGCCTTGAGGGCCAGCGTTCCATGCGGTTGTGTTGCCTGC